AGTACATCTCGTACTATCTGTTCTCGTAATTCTAAGTAATTCATATCGCCTTTACTCATGCAAAGATGTAATATCTCTCTACTAAAGCGATCGTATCCGTGCTCTTCGAAGAGTAACTTTACCTCTTCAGAACTACCGTGGTATTTTTCCCAATCAGATGCTGATACTTTTTTGCGTTTACGCTTCTGACCTTTTAGAGGTTTAAGCTTAACTCTTGAATGAAAGTTCTTCTTACCGATATACTTCATTCCATTTGATAGGTCAGTAACTATATAGACGAATCCTTCATAGTCACCAACCATATCTTGTGTAAAGGGTTTCCCCTCATAATTCCAACTTTTCATAAACAAACCTAAGTAGATACTTTAGTCTATTTATTCATGTTCCTCAAAGTCTAATTCCATCTGTTCCATTGGTACTTCTTCTACATGTACCCCACATGATGGACAGTATTGTACTACTGCATCTTCATCGTCAAACGTAACTTTAAATTCCACTCCGCAGTGGTAACATTGTTTCATAGTGTCATGCCTCCTAATGCATTTGATAATACCCAGCTTTTAAACTCTGTGTATCCACCTATATATTCATTTCCACTGGTGTCAATATTTTGTATCTGAGGAACAGTACGTGCATTAGGAAATATATCATGAAACTCATTGACAGGAATATCCTTTCCTATCTTCGTTACTGTGTATTTCATTGAACTATCTTTTGCAAGTTTAATAGCTCTTTCACAATACGGGCAATTTTCTTTACTGTATATTACGATCATAGTGACATTCCATCAAAAGTGTTTTCATCCATGTCTTGTTTAACACCACCGATAACATAAGAACTAATCTCTGTTTCTTGAGGTGCAACTTGTACATTACCTCCACCGATCCATTTCTCTGTCCATGGAAGTGGATTTGCTTGTGGTGTACTATAAGGAGAAGTAACACCGAGAGTCTTCATACGTTTATTTGCAATCCATTCAATGTAATTAGATAGCAACTTAGCATTCAGACCAATCATTGAACCGTCTTTAAATAAGTAATCAGCCCATTCTTTTTCTTGTTCTACAGCATCAACGAACATACCTGACACTTGTTCTGCACACTCAATAGCAATCTTTGCAAAGTCATCATCTTCTTTAGGCAATGCTTTAATAATAGTTTGAGATGCAGCAAGGTGAGTATTCTCATCGCGCGCAATAAACTTAATAATCTTTGCATTACCTTCCATCTTCTTTAACTCAGCGAATGCCCATGAACATGCGAATGATACATAGAAGCGAACACCTTCAAGAATATTAATAGAGTTTAATGCAATCCATAAACGTTTCTTTAATTCGTATTGTGATATGACTACTGTCTTACCATTTACTTTATGCTTACCTTCACCTAATAGATCATACCATTTCTGATAGTCAATAAAGTCATCGTAATATCCTGAGATATCTTTTGCGCAATCAACAATCTCTTCGATGTCAAGCATCTCATCAAATACTTTTGATGGATTAGCATATACATTACGAATGATATGTGTATAAGAACGTGAGTGAATTGTTTCAAAGAATGCCCATGCCATAACCAATGGTTCAATCTCTGGTACAGATGCAGCAGGCATAAATGTCTCTGTTGGACCACGACCTTGTACTGAGTCTAGTAAGATCTGACGTTTTAGGTTTGATGTAAAGATATGCTTTTCAAAATCAGTAAGATTAGAGAAGTCAGATCGATCCTTAGATACATCTATTTCCTCTGGTCTCCAAAAGAAACCTAACATCTTTTCAGTAATCTTTTCAAGAGCAGGATATTTGACCTGGTCATATCGAGCAATGTCGACTCCACCGTCAAAGAACATACTAGATTCCATGTGAGATTTATTTTGTTTTTCGAATACTGACATACTTACTTCCTTTATTGATCTGAGATATTATACAACATAATTTATATAATGTACACAGTTAAATTGCGCAGCTATCACAAGCTTCTTCACTATCGTAATCTACTTGTTCAAGTGCAACATCATCACCAGTATTCATTTCACCGGCTCCGTCATGTGTATTATTATAATATAGTTGCTTACCACCAAACTTATAGAAGGTAACAATATCTTTAATCAACTGTGACATAGGTACTTTACCTTCGTCAAAGTGTTCAGGATTGTAAGAAGTATTAACAGAAATACCTTGATCGATATATTTTTGTAGTACAGCACACACTTTTAAATAACCTTCAGGAGTTTTTTGCTCCCAAAGTAAATCATATTTATTTTTAAGATGATGGTAACCAGGAACGACCTGAGCCATAACACCGTCTTTAGAACCCTTATAAGATACTAACGCACGAGGTGGTTCAATGCCATTCGTTGAGTTACTAATCTGTGCAGATGTTTCTGCAGGCATAAGAGCCATAAGCGTAGAGTTACGAATACCATATTCTTTAAGATCAGCACGTAATGATTTCCAATCCATGCGTTCTTTATGTGGTACAAGTGTATCTACGTCTTTCTTATATGTATCAATAGGAAGAATTCCATCGCTGTACTTTGTTTCATTCGATTTGATACATGCACCTTTTTCTTTTGCAAGATCTACAGATGCTTTGATTAGATAGTAAGACCATGCTTCTGCGTATTCATCAATTAGTTTTAACGATTCTGGTGTACCATATGTCATACCACGTTTAGCTAGGAAATAAGCTAAGTTAATAATACCAATGCCAAGAGGCCTACGATTCATTGTAGAGATTTCTGCAGCAGGAATAGGATACTCTTGATAGTCGAGTAATGCATCTAATGCACGAACAGCATTTGTACAGGGCTTTTCAAAATCTGTAGGACTATTAATCAATCCCCAGTTGATAGCGCTTAACGTACACAACGAAATCTCACCATCTTTATCATCTGCAGATTGCAAAGGCTTAGTTGGTAGATTGATTTCTGTACATAGATTAGATTGATAGATTGCTGCAAGGTCAGGTTTAAAAGAACCATGTTCATTAGCATGATCTACATTCATAAGATAGATACGACCTGTGTCTTTACGCTCAGTAACAAACTGAGAGAATACATCCATAGCTTTCATTGTCTTCTTACGAATAGATGTCTTACGCTCTGCCTTTTCGTAGAGCTCACGAAATTTATCTTGATCTTTAAAGAATGCCTCATATAGACCAGGAACATCTGCTGGTGAGAATAGTGTTATGTTACCACCAGTTAATAGACGTTCATACATCAACTTATTAAACTGGAACGCATAATCTAATTGACGTACACGATTCTCTTCAGTTCCTTTATTATTCTTTAATACAACAAGATCTTCAAATTCTAGATGCCATACAGGAAGATACACAGTAGCAGCACCACCTCTAACACCACCTTGTGAGCATGACTTAACAGCAGATGAGAAGTACTTAAGAAAGGGAATTAAACCAGTATGTACAATAGAACCATCGCCTACTCTACTATCAACAGCACGAATTCTCCCTGCATTGATACCAATACCAGCTTTCTTAGAAATATAACGCACAACAGAAGTAGCAGTAGCATTAATACTTTCTAACGTATCATCTGATTCAATAAGAACACATGAAGAGAACTGCCGTGTAGACGTACGCACACCTGCCATAATAGGTGTAGGCAATGATGTTACAAATGTTGATACGTCATCGTAGTAATCTTTAACCCACTTAATACGTGTATCTTTTGGATAGTCTGTGAATAGAGTAGCTGCAATAAGCATATACAAAACTTGAGGACTTTCAAACACAGTTTTAGATCTACGGTCTTGTACAAGATACTTTCCACGGAATTGTTCCATACCAACATATGTAAAATCATTATCACGATCATGTTTAATATAAGAACCAAGTACAGCTAACTCATCTTCAGTGTAGTTATCTAGTATAGCTGTATCATATACACCACGCTTAACGTTTTCTTTTACAATATCAAGTAAAGCCCACGGTTCGAATTGACCATAGACATCTTTACGAATCTTATAGTTAACTAAACGTGCTGCAACGTATTGGTAATTAGGTGTAGTTTCTGAAATCAATTCAGCTGCAGACTTAATCAATAATTCGTGAATGTCGTATGCAGGTATCTTATCAAACAACTGAATGTTTGCTTTTAACTCAATCTCTGATATAGAAACAGAGGCAATACCATCTGTTGCCCACTCTAATACTTTGTGTACTTTTTCTAAATCGAACGGTTGAGTTCGTCCGTCACGCTTTGTAACGTTTATATGGTTATTCATGAAGGGTTCTCCGCTGATTCAATATAGTTATTATACCATATTGTGGGTCTAATGTAAACTGTTTATTCGCTATTTTCTTCAGTTTCTTCTGGTGCTACAGCTTTCTCGTAATAAACTATAATCTCTTTTTGTTGTTCTATGTATCTTCGCAATTCAGCGAAGTTAAGAGACAGATTTTCATAGTCTTTTACGGAAATGGCAATATATGCATCAGGCCCATTCTTAGCTTCAAACTCTTTCTTAAATTCTTGGTAATTGTCAGCAGACACAACATAAATCTTGATGTCATTTAGTTGTACTTGCTTTGGTAGGTTTACTGTAGGGATTACAGTTTTAACAGTTTTAGTTACTGTTACTATCTTCGGTTCCGGCCTCATCGAGCTGCACCCCATTAGGGTCAGTGATACCAGCAAGATCGTTCCATAATTGATCAGTCGCATTTTGCATCCTATTTTGAATAAGGCCAGGTTTCTTATTGGCCAAGTGAGTTAAATTATGTTTCTGTA